GTCCCAGGCCATTTTCTACAAAAAACAAGGTCGATATCATCAATATTGCTATCATTTTGCAATAAATAGGGGGGGGTACATAAAAATTACTCATATCCTGAGTGGATTACTATGTATATATGGTAGTCAGGTACCTGCGATCTGATTTGGGGGGTGTGGGGTCGGTTTCTGGTGATTTCATATTTTAGCGATAGGGAGTGGGGCTGGCCTAGACAAATATCATTAACTAGTACCCATGGCCTACTCGCTAGACTCCGCTAGCAACTGCTCAAGCTTGGCTTCTATATCTCTCTCGATCTCTTCACTGTCTCGTGACGTTCTCTCTTCTAATACGTCACTGAACATTGCTACAGTTTTACCAAGCAACTCTAGGCTACGAACCCTGCTCGCATCCGACTCGCTTTCTTTACTCTCTTTATAGAGCCGTTCTATGACATAGTTCCTTGTACGCAATGCTGACGCGGTTACGCTATGCTCTTTACGCTCAATAGCCTGCCTAATGCTTAGGGCTATCTTAGGGCTTGCTACAAGCTTGCTAGCCTCGACTTCTACCCATTTGGGTATCTTGCCAGCCTTAGTTAGCGTGACATCATAGACCTTGGCGTAAGCTTCCTTATAGCTACCCAACTTGCCCTTAACAATCTCATTAACAAATGCCCGTTGTTTAGGCGTTAACGGTGTCTCTTTTTTTACCAATTCCAGCTTCGGTTTTTTTGATTTCATAACTTGCCCTGATCTAGCTAAATCTAAAAGTTATTATTAACCAGTAGACCTGATATGGATACGCTGACAATTTGCTATCAAATAAGATGTACAAATGATGCTCATATCTGTATAAAGATAGATGACGTACTCGAAGTAGGTCGGGAGGTCGATGCAAGCGCAAGCCCCAGACCCAATCCGCGTCATTAAATAATGTGGCGAGTGGTAGAGAGACTAGGAAAGCGTAGAGGTTAGAAGTTGCGTTAACTAGGTAGGGGGAACCCTTTTGCAAGACTGCCGCAATCCCAACGGGGGAAAGAATTTGTTCATCTTGGTACAAAGTTGCCCAAGACGATGCCGAAACCGTTGGGGACTCCCTCCAGAGTCCACGAATTAACGTGCTGATGAGATTCCTATTTTGGGGATCAAGAAACCTTGGAGGATTTAGATATGAGAAAAGTCATGAGTATTGAAGCAAGACAGATAATGCATGCGTGGATTACAGGTAGAGCGAAAACAATCGGCAATACGTCTACTGATGGCGAGTCGGTCTGGCTACATGGTAATAAAATTATTGAGATACGAGGTGATGATGTTTGGGGGACGCTGGCTGGCTGGAATACGCCAACCACAAAAGAGAGACTAAACGGAATCACTGGCGGTCGATTTAGAACCATACAATTCCAACCATGCTTTTACGGTGAGCCAATCAATGATACTGATTGGATAAAAATTGGGCCATTGACTGAGTGCCGCGAACACTACCTTGAGAACAGGTGGTAAAAACCAACTGATGAGCATCCTATTCGGGGTGCAGAAACTCAAAACAATTGGAGGATTTATTATGAGTGCATTTTTAGTAAATGAAAAACATATCGCTGAACTGGTGAAGGGTTATTTTGATTACGATCAATACTATTCTGGAACGTGGTTCAACCACTCAAAGCATGAAGAGATAGACATAGCCAAGCGAAAATTTGAAAGTGATTCTTTAGCTATTGCTTTCTTATTAGCTTGGGCAAATGTCAAAAGTTTAGAAGCAAGATATGGGAAGGATTCAGCAATGACAGATATTAGCGCGACTGACTATATTGCTAGCGTTGTACAAGCGACGCGATACAGCACAAGAGCGAATCTTAGCTTGGCAGAACTAATCAAGATGTGCGACTGCCTGAACTATCAATCTTGCGAAGTAAAGGACTACAACAACTCTGACCAATATCATGTATTGAAGAGAATCAAAGATTGCTTTGTTAGTAGGCTAGTCGATGAGTCTCTTCATGAAGATGACGTAAAATGGGAATACGTTGCTGTCGCATAAACCAACTGATGAGCTAGCGAAACTCTAGCGAAAACGGGTGAGAAATTGCCCGTTCTTGGTAAAACTATTTTGGAGGATAGTAAAGTGAAAACAATAAAATTAAATGGTAAGAAAATGGATGTTTCTTCTGCTGAAGAGAGAGCCTTAAATGTTCTTTTGATGAATGACTTCGCCGCGATGAAGTCGGATTTCTGGGAAGGGCGCCGAACCTATCTTAGGTCGATACTGCCTAGAGATCGGAATCGAGCGCACGAGCTAGGAATAGTCGAGATGGATAATTTCATGTTAGATAATGCCTTCTGGAGTGTTGGCATTAGTGGAAAAAGAGCAAAAGCTTTTTTTCGTGATCATCCCAAATGCGAATCTGGAATATTTGCAAACGTGAGAAGAGTGAAAGCAATTCTCTCAGCTATAGATAAAGGTGAGTCGCAATGAAATTAACACCAGCAACAATTACTTTGCAGATAGTGGCAGTCATAGTTGTTTTTTTGGCGGTCGCTTTCGCAATGGTGGGCAATGCCGACTATGAGGAAGCGGTTCGACAACATGAAGAAGACTGTCAGATGTATGCCTTGTTCAAGTCGAGTAACAAAAAGTACGGATGGCCTAACTATAACGACAGAGACTGTTCACAAACCAACTGATGATTAGCTGAGATGCTATGAAAGCCAGTCGCAAGATTGGCTATTGGTGCTAGCAAAATTGCTAGCAAACTTTGTTTCAAGATTGGAGGATTTATGAAACCAAGCAAAGCATTACAGATAATGAAATCTGTATTAAAGGGTGGCAATGCACCTTTTCTAATTGGCGGCACAGGCGTTGGCAAGTCAGCAGTAGTCCTATTGCTTACTTCTGACCTAGCCAATGGAAGAGAGGTTATTATCGGTGAAACAAGCCCAAACAAAGATCAGTATGGATTTATTGATTTTAGGTTGAGTCTGTATGAATCGGTAGACCTTGGTGGGTTGCCATACATTCATAATCAGGAGTCGGATGAATTGGCCGTTCAGAGAAGAGCATTCATGGGAAACTTGCCAGTATCTGGCGAGGGCATTTTGTTCTTCGATGAATACGCACAGGCACATAATTCTGTGCAGGCAGTCGTTGGGCAACTGATTTATGAAGGAAGGTTAGGGGAATACACCTTACCTGATGGATGGAAGATTATTTGTGCTGGCAATAGACATACGGATAGGGCTGGTTCAAATAAATTGCCTAGTCATGTGGTCGGCAGAACGTCAATGATTCAGTTTGAGCATGATACTGGAGACTGGTTAGACTGGGCTATGGTGAACGATGTGCATCCAGAGGTTTTAGGATTTATTTCTTTTCAACCAGAATGGCTTAATGTTTTTGATTCAAAAGTTATCACGCCGCAACCTAGCCCGAGATCGTGGACAAGGTTAAGCGATACATTAAAAACAGAGCCGCCAATAGAGTTGCTACAGGACATTGCTAAATGTGATGTAGGAGAAACTGCGTCTATCGAGTTTCACACCTTTTGCTCTTTAAAACTGCAACTACCAAACCTAGACGATATTGTTAATGGTGAGGAAGTTGAGGTGGTCGATAGCAATGGGATGATGTACGCAACGATTGTGGCTTTGGTCACAACCCTTAGAGAAGCGAGTGATCTTAAAGTAAACGAATACTTTGAGAATGCTCTGGCCTATATAGATAGGTTCCCGACTGAAGAGTACGGAATCTTTTTTGTTCGATCCGTTATAAACGCTAGATCGGAACTTAAAGAAACTTCTACTTATTCAGCGTTCAAAGTTAAACACCAAGAATTGGAAGTTTAGCTATTTAAGATAGGGGGGGATAAATATTATTTACCAGTAGATATTATTTACCCTCCCGACTCTTTTTCAGATACAGGAATGTGCTATTCCTGCTGATGATTTCTAAAAGAATGAAATCTGAAACTTTTATACAAATGAATTGGAGGATTCTATGGATAAAAAATTAACTAATACTCTATCTGAGAACTGCACGTTGGTTCGACTTACATCGAAGCATCCTAGCGGAATCAAAAGAGATAAGAAGTTAGCTGAAGAGTTGGCCTTGAGTAATAACGTGGTTGATCCAAAGTTATTACAGACTGGTAAACATATTTTCGGGCAAGACATCAATAAATACTTTCGTAGTATTTTGAATGGCTTTCGCAATAACTTCTTTTATCCCATGACCAAACCTTGGTCGGATAACTCTAGTGATGATGATGGGCATTTGGTACAGGGTTGGCGATTATGTCCCAACTCAGTATTAGAGCAGTTGCAGTCAGAAGTGGATAAGGCCAAACAAAGTTGGGATAAGGAAGTGAAAGGCTTTCTTAAAAACTATAGCGACATTTTAGAAGGTGCCAAGCGCAATCTAGGAAACACCTATGACCCAACTAACTATCCGAGCATTCAAGAGATTCAAGGTAAATTCAAATTTGATTTTGAAATCAGTTTGATCCCCCAATTCTCTGATGATGTCCGGCTAAATGTTTCCGAGTCACTTCGCAAACGGATAGAGAATGACGCGGTTAATCGAGCTAACAACAACATCAAAAACATAATGGTCACTACTGTTAATGCATTAGTTGAACAGGTTGAACATGTTGCTGGAAAGCTTGAGGAATATGATCCTAGTAACAAGTCTAAATCGTTTTTCAATAAGTCGAGTTTCGACAAGTTGAGAGAGGCAGTTGATATGTTACCTAGTGTTAATTCGGATGTTCTTGGGAACAACCCAACCATTACGGATGCCCATCAAAAGCTGGTAGCAGTCTTTGCAACTATCGACTCCATTGACTCTCTGAGAGATGAAGATGGGGATGATAAGCGTAAGAAGGTGGCTGGCGCTTTGAGTGGTGCTATCGGTGGATTAAAAGGTGGTTTCTTGGACAAAGCATTTGGAGGTTCTAAAGATGATTAACAAACAAGCGCGTCAGGCATTAGTAAAAGCTAGATCAAAGCTAATGAAAAGTGATATTGGCATGGCAACCATGCTCTTACACTTGAATTTAGTTGAGGTCGATGAATCGGTTTGTTCGACCATGGCAACGGATGGCAAAAGAATTATTTACTGTCCAACGTTTGTTTTGGATCAGACTGAGCTAGAGTTACAAGGCGTTATGGTGCATGAAGCTTTGCATTGCGTATGGGAACATCCGCTTAGAAAAGGTTCAAAACATCATAAGGTTTGGAATATCGCCTGCGACTATGCGATTAACGGATTCTTAAAATTTGACCTTAATTATGAGCTACCTGATGGCGGCTTATGGGATAGGGATTATCAAGGGAAATCTGCTGAATCAATTTACCGCGAACTGCTTGGTAACGAAGAAGCTTTGCAAGAAGCTATCAACGATATTACTCAGGGAAAAGGTGATTGCTCTGACAATGGCTCTGGCGGTTCAGAAGGTGAGGAGGAATCCAGCGATGAAAGTAATATTTCTGATACTGGTCAATTATCTTCACCAGAATGCAAAACCGGAGAAAAGGTAGGGGACATAGATTTAGACTCTATCCCGTTGCCAGTAGGCGAAGTTTGGGAGCCGCAGTCTGATGAGGGGGAACCTTTATCGGAGCAAGAGTTGGATGAGCTAAAAACTGAACTGCAAAGATCAGTTTCGCTTGCTGATAAACTCGAAAAGGCTATGTCACAAGACGGAACCTCAAGCATGAGTTCTAGGGTTGACGCTATGAAGCAAGTATCGGTTGATTGGAAGGATGAGCTAAAAGACTTTCTCGAATCGAACACTTGTACAGACAACTCATGGTCAAGACTCAACAAACGTCATCAATGGCGCGGTATCAATTTGCCAAGTAAAGCGAAGTCTCCGCAAGGTGGAGAACTAGCCATAGCAATTGATACTTCCGGTTCGGTATCTCAATACGAACTGAACATGTTTGCTACCGAGATACAGGCAATGGCTGAGGACTGCGGATTAGAAAAAATCCGAGTTTGCTATTGCGATACAACGGTACGCAAAAATGCTGATGGTGAGTGGTGGGATACCTACGAACTAGACCAAGGTGACGACTTGGAGTTAAGAGTTAGAGGTGGTGGTGGAACAAAGTTCGATCCGCCATTTGAACTCTTCAATGATTACTCTGATGATGTTTCTGAGGTTCAGGCATTCGTTTACTTCACTGATGGATATGGATATGTATCGCCAGAGGTCGAACCCAACGTACCTGTACTGTGGTGCGTTACGGAAGAGTCTATCTATTCCAATGACCTAAAATTTGGCGAGAAAATCTATGTTGATGTAAGTAGCTTTTACTAGGAGAAAGGGTGTTTTTAGGGGGGTACCAACACAAGGGTACCCCTCTAAACTCTTCTCAGAACGCAACACAGAAGGTCGAATTTTTAAAAACTAATCGGAAAATGTGTGTTTTCCCTGATGAAGGCTCAAAAGGGCCGAAATTAGTTTTCTAACTTTACTTAACTATTGGAGGATAATTATGAGTAAAGATGTAGTTTATAGATGTGTCCATTGCGGAGAGGATACTTCTTTTGGAAGTGGTCGATTCGTTAATCGGATACCTGCTGATGATGGATATTCGTGCGCGGAATGCATGGCGATAGAATGCGATAGATGTGATGAGCCTATCCCTTTGGATGAGGACATAACTCCCTATGATGTTTATCCCGAAGCGGATGGCGTGGGATTTTCGGATGGGAACTATCGTGTGCATTATGAATGTCTAACCAAAGATGAAAAAAGTCACTATAAGAAATTGGAGGATTTAAGATGATAAAAGTAATCGTGGGCATTCTTTTTTTGAATGCTTTAATCGCCACCTTGTGGACGGTGATCAATATCGCCTTTAACGGGTTTGAGTTTTTATCCGTCGCCATGGTACTTATATCTTCTCTGACTTGGTGGGCATTCCTGTGTTTGCTCGCATCAAAAGCAGACATTTAAAAAAATAGACAGCAATCACTTAACGGTGGTTGCTGTTTTTTTTTGCTCAAAATAAATACACAAAAAGTGTTATACCAGGATTAAAAAATAATTAACAAAAAATATTTACTAGTCCATTGTATTTGTTGGCCCTCAGAGCATACCGATTTTTTAGCTGCTAGCTGCAATCCATAAAATATTATTAACCAATCATTGATTCCCCACCCAAACACAACATCTTGTGTTTTTTCTCTACCTAAACCCCACATCTTGTGTTTTTTCTTGCTAAATGATAGCTTTTCCATTAATCTTGACTTGACCAATAGGTTAATCCTCCATGTAAAGACCTCGGTTAATCGGGGCAAAACAAGGGGCGATCTTTTTCGGAAGGTCGCTCTTTTTTTTCTTTTTTCTTTCCCCCCTTTTTTCTATCGAGATAGTCGATCATGTTTCATGTGGAACATACGAGATAGTCCCGCTTTTTTTTCAGGCAGCGAGAAATATTATTAACTCGTCTTCCGTTACCTCCTCATCAGGCTCGCTGACACACAACACAGCAGTAGGTCGTTGCAGGCCGCGTAATATATATAACCAGTAAATATTATGTACGCAGCCTGGGAAAAACCACTGGATATCAAAACACTGCTATCGGTAATATGGAAATACTGCCTCCGTTTACATGTAAAAATGTCAATGAAAAGCGTTCACTTCGCTAGCATTTCTCTATAAACTAATCCCATGTTTGCCGTTATTAGACACACTTTCGAGATCGTTAACCCAGAGCCAGACAATCCAAAGTCATATCAAATTCATGGTGATTGGAAGCATTATGTTTGGGTTTTTGAAACAGAGCTTGATGCTATGACCTTCGCTATTACGTTGCTGGATTCGCCATTGCTTCAAGCAAACGACGATTATCTAGCACATGCCATTGAAAGCTTAGAGATCAATCATTTTTGGCAGACGGGAAGAGAGAGTGTCGCGGTGGGGAAAATTCTGGAAAGTCCAGAAATCATTTACGGAGATGAATTAGATGAGCGAGGAAAAAACCATATTCATTAGGTGCTCTAGTGAAACAAAACAGTTGCTGAAAGCAATTAAAAAGTCTGAGAACCGATCTGAAAACTCACAGGTTATCCACATGATTCACAAGGAAGCTGAAAGGCTTGGCATTACTGTGGAAAAGGAACCTGTAGAGAAGGAAGTGAAAGAAGAAGTTAGTGTCGGTCTGACAGGGCTTGCGAAAACTGTACAACAGGGGAGCTTTCGCTAATTGCATAATAGATTAGTAGTGCATCAGCACAATCTCTCACAACACCAAAGTCTTTTGCATTCAAACTCCTTGGGTTACTGGTCATCAAAAACCAGAAACGATTCTCTGAATCGGCTCCACATTTCTTTTTCAGGTGTCGCTGAACTTTAATCAGAATACAGCTTCTCGGAACTGGGGCTAAATAATATTTACCAGTTGATAATCTTTCACCAAAGGGCGGCGATGACATATGCATTCCTTTTGATATCATCCCTAAGTATTGATCACACACCTTATGCTGTCTTTCATCAAGCTTTTTTTCTTGAAACAAAATGTCAATCAAGTGTTGATCAAAAACAATTGCCCGACCAATACTGGTTTTGTCAAATTTTGAGATACCAACTTGATGCCGTTTGTGAAGATAGCTATTGCCTACCTCATTGATATGCATCTCATCAGAATTCCCAGTCGAAATCATCCTCAACCTCTTGCGCTTCTTCATATCGCCCCGTTAGTGGATCAAATTTTAACTCTGTTTTACCTAGCTTTGCTTGCCAACCCCATCTTGCCTTCCAACAATGAATCTCAACGCTATCCTCACCCCTGTAAATTGTCAATCCGAGGTCGCACTTGTTGAAGAAGTTCATGCTCGATGCTACGTCCACCCCCGTAACGACATTTTTTTTGCCGTCCCTGATTTGTGGCTTCGTTGGGTGCGCGACCAAGAAGCAAATTGCGTCATGTTGCTTAACCCATAACTGCACTGACGTAAGCAGATTGCTTATCATGTCAGTATCGAGTCCCTTCTGATCGTTGTGAATGAAATTGAAAGGGTCTATCACCAGCATTCTCACGCCATACCTCATAACGGCCGCGCTCGCTTTTTCTAGGATTGCTTCAATAGTGGGTAGCCCACCATCCTGATAATCTTGAAACAAAACGTGGTCTTTGATCCAATCTTGAGCATAATCGGCTTCCTCTTGGCTCATACGCGGATTCTTACCATCGAAAAAAGGCTTTTGAATGAGACATTGAGCCAACTGAACAGCATGTAACGCTGGTGGCTTTTCAAAAGAGCAAAAGCAAGTTTTCCAGCCATAGTTTTTGGCGACATTTTGGACTAGGAAATCCAAAAATGTACTCTTGCCGTCACCTGGATATCCCGTGATAATATTTAGATTACCAGTCTGTAATGTAAACAAAGCGTCTACTGACTTGATTCCAGTGGAAATTCCAGAAGGTTTACCCTCTTTGTACAGACTTTGAAACTCATCCGCGTAGTGATCTATCGAGTTCAACCCGTGCAACGGAATAGGGTTCGCTGACAAAATTTGTTTTCGCACTGTTTCCGCATCGGTCTTTAAAAGAAGATCATTGGCATCTTTATTGCCTTTGTAATCTACGCGATAGCATTTTGCTTTGTTCAGTCGTCTGGATAACTCATCAGCCAAAACATCTCCAGCAGTGTCGGCATCGGTAGCTAAGATGATTCGTTTTACGTTGAATCTGTCTCTCTCCTCCCAAATGTATTTGAATCGCCCATCTTCAGACGGATCAATCTTTTTTGAGTCTGTGATTTTGTTTGGCGCACCGTTTGGAACGCTAAACACATCAATGTTTGAGTGGCCCTTAAAGCTTTCTTTAATGGCAAGCGTGTCCATTTCTCCTTCGGTGATCACAACGGTATCTTCTATTGTGTTCAAGCTGTCATCGCATACCTGTAGTCCCCACAATTTATTCGCTGAGTTCTCCCACCAGAAGTCCTTTTCTCCGTTGGCACTACGCCATTTCACCGCCTCATATTTATCGGAATCGTCCTGTGGGTAAGCAAAACCAATGACTGGTTTATTATTTTTATCTAGCACCAGGCAACCTGCGTTTTCCGCCGTTTCTAAACTAATGCCTCTCTTGTTTAACCATTCTTCTGCTTTGCCAGATCGTTCTTGCTTGATAGTTAATGGTTTGTTTTTGCTCTTGCCGTTAGTTTTTTGTGTCATTGGAATTACAGTATTTTTATTTTTGATTAATCCTTCAATTTCGCAGTGGTGACAATGGTAAACAATTTTTTCAGTATCTACGTTTACTGATAATGGCTTATCTCTTTTGTTTTTGGTTCGCGTGTGCTGGCAAACCGGACAACCTATCTTATGTTGACCAAATTTATTAATGCTTTCAGCGTAGATAGTTGCCTCAAAATCTGAAATCTGTTGACCAAGCATATCTCCTCCTTGTATGCTCTATATACTTACTAATATATACTTAATAAAAAAACTTACTAAGTACCAACCAGTAGGTACCTACTGTTTACGAACAAAACTCTCTGTCTATGACCTGAGCAATGTCGTTAGCTAATTTTTTTCTACTTAGAAGTGGGAATCCCATCAACTCTTTAATGCTTTTGGCAATAACCTCTGCATCTATTTTGTTTCTTAGGCAGAGGTCTTTAAAGTCTTGTGATGAGAAATAGTGAAGTGCCTTGTCTGAAAGCTCTGGATGCTTTGAAGCAACATCTCTGACGGCCTGCTTGACAACTTTTGAATCCAATATTTTGATTTCCAACTCCATAAACAAATCATATCTTTAGCGTTGATCATTGTCTACACATCATTTACACTTATCGCATACATCATTTAATTTTTAGAGGACAAAATCAAATGGAGTTTGAGATAAAGCAAGGTGTTCCGTTGCCACGAAGTCGTGGGAAACCAAGAAAATATGATTTAAAGCTTGAAGATATGGAGGTGAAAGACCACTTGTTCATTCCTTTGCCTAAAACAAAAATAAAACAAGAGATAAAAATCATAAGAAATTTTGTATTGCGATTCACGCATAAAAACCCAGGACATTCGTTTTCAATTCGCAAAATGGAAGAAGGAGTGGGCATATGGAGAACGAGGTAAAGACTTTGTTGATCGAGAAGGGCATCCCTGTGAGTGGTGGGCATACTAAACGGGGCAGAAGAAGAATCGAAGATTATATCCGAAACACCATTTTAGAGATGGAAGTGGGTGACAGCGTTGCCTTTGACAATGAAAGAGAATGTTTAAATTTCATTACGCGAGCTAATCACATGAGAAAAAGAAAGGAAATTAACTTCAAGTTCAGCAAAAGAAGAATCGATGGTGGCCTCCTAGTAGAATGCACCATCCACCGAGTATGGAGAGTGAGTTGAAGTATACCAATGCTCACAATATCCCCCCCGAAATAATAAGGGCGGTGCAGAACGACAGTTACACCAAGGGCAGTGCAGTTAAAAGCGTTACTGGATTGTTGCAACCCCCTCAAATTTCTATTCTGAGCGAGCATCACGCAGATGAAATCACAGCAGACATCTCAGAGAGAATCTGGATATTGTTGGGGCAGAGCGTTCACACCATCTTAGAGCGAGCGAATGAGGGCAGAGAGGACGTTATCTCAGAGCTTAGGATGTATGCCGAAGTGTTGAACTGGACGGTGAGTGGACAGCCAGACAGCTTATACGGCAGAAAATGCAAAGACTACAAAGTTACTTCAGCATGGACTGTTATGAATGCAATTAAAAACGAAAAGCCAGAGTGGGATCAACAGCTAAACTTGTATGGTTGGCTGGCAAATCAACAAGAAGGAATATTAATAGACCAGTTAGAAATCGTTGCAATTTCTAGGGACTGGTCAAAATTTCAATATGAGCGAAGTAACGGTGATTATCCGGCTTCTCCAGTTACCACGATCCCCATTGAATGGTGGGGTGAAGAGAGACAAAGAGAGTTTATAGAGGAAAGAGTTAAGTTGCACCAAGATGCAGAAGCTGACTTTTTAATTAACGGGATTCTTCCGCCTTGTTCTGACGAAGAACGGTGGAAAAAGAATGATACTTTTCGGGTGATGAAAAAGGGAAGAAAGAGCGCGGTTCGTGTCCTTTCCTCTCAAGAAGAAGCCGATGAGTTCATGGATGGACACAAGGATACAAAGCTGTTGCAAGTTGAGATGGCTGAGGGCCAGTCAGTCCGTTGTGAAAGCTATTGTTCGGTGTCGCAATTTTGTAATCAATATCAGGAGGAGAAATCTGATGACGGAAGCAAGTGAAAAATCAGGGTTTTTTACTTTGATTAATGCTTTGATTAAGGCGCAAAGCGAAATAGAACACGCTACAAAAGACGGGATGAATCCCTTTTTTGGAAGCGGTTATGCAACCCTTGAGCAAATTATAACTGCTGTCAAGAAGCCGTTGAACGACAACGGAATCTACTTTCAGCAGGAGAGCCATGAGAACGAGGTTGGGGCTTGTGTCGAAACCACGTTTTGGGGGCATGGTGCGAACCTTCCAACTGGAAAAGTTACGATACCAGCAGAACGTAGCGACGCTCAGTCCTTTGGGTCAGCCCTGACCTATGCAAAACGCTATAGTTTATCTATGGCTTGCGGAATCGGGCATCAAAAGGACGATGACGCTAACAGTGCGACCTTTGAGGAGCCGACCAGCAATAAATCAAAGCCCGTCAAGAAGCCTGCTGTGAAACCAGCCAAGAAGGTTCCTGTGGAAAAGGCTCCAGCGAAGCCTGCGCTAGAAAAAAAACAAGCCCATGATGAGGAATGGGCAAAGACTTTTCTTAAGGGCGCAATAGATGTGATGCAAATACACAGTACAACGGAGCAACTAACGGGCTATTGGAAAGGCAACGCGCAGGACATGGCTATTATGAAATCAAAATTCCCTGCATTGAGAGAAGAACTTAATGGTGCGTTTGTGGCGCGATCAAATGCTATCAAGGGAAATGATCTTGAAGAGTGGAAAGAGATACTAGCTAAATATGACATAAAAGATATCAACACGGAGGAAAGTTAGATGGCAGAACGAATGCAGAGCGATGGTGCGATTTACACCAACAATTATAAAACTCAGTCAAACCAACCCGATTGGACAGGTAAGGTTGAGTTGAAAACACAAATTCTTAAAGAGCTTGTGACAAAACTTAAAGAGTCAAACACTGGATCGGTAGAGATGCGAGTTGCCCTTTGGGATCGGACTTCAAAAAATGGAAACGACTATAAGTACGCTCGTTTAGATGTCCCCCAGGAGAAGCGTGACGCGCCAAAGCCAGAGCCAGTGGTTGATGATTTTGAGGATGATATACCGTTTTGATTCTGCGAAAGTCCAGTGGGTTATGGGGGCTGGAATATTATTTACCAGTCTCCATTTCTCCCTGGATCAACCGCTAAGGAAGCATAAGTGATTGACCGTATAAAAACTTACGATGGGTATGAGGACATTTTAAGTCACATAAAAGAGATAGTGAAATCAGAGCCTTTGACTGAGATGGAACAGGATAGTTTGCTCACAAAAATAGAGGGCTTTGAGTATGAAATTGGTGAAATCATTTCGGGAAGAGAGGAGCAGTATGATGGATAACGAAGAACTTTGGATGCATAAAATCAGAGTGCTTGGGCCGTTGTTTGAAAAAACAGAACGAGAACTATCTCGATGTGATGCAGAAGTCAAAAAATTGCAAGCAACACTAAAGCTAAAGGCTTTGGGTGAGGGTAAAAAAACTTCTTCAGCACAGGACACATGGGCTGAAGCTCAACCAGAACTGTTTGAAGCGCGACTCAAGGTAGGTGTCGTGAAGGGTGCTCTAGCAAACCTTAAGATTCAACTAAAATCTTTGGAGGTTGGATTTGAGGAGTGGAGAACAAATGAAGTCAACGTAAGAGAAGAGAGAAGAAGGTATGGGGTCTAACACGTTGACACTAAAAGGAAGAAAACCATCGGTAGAAGAAAAGAACCACATGAGCAAGGTTGCAGAATTGGGGTGCATAGTTTGCAATAGAAAAGGATTTTTCAATCCTGCTGAAATTCACCACATTAACGGAAAGATTAAAGAGGGATGTCATTTTCAAGTGTTGCCTCTGTGTTTTGAGCATCACCGAAAAGGCAACGACAAAGAACCCATTAGCAGGCATCCTTATAAAAAAAGATTTGAACTGGCTTATGGCACAGAAGCGGAGCTACTAGCTAAAGTTGAAAAGCTTTTGGATCAGGATGACTTTGCTAGCTCTTTGGACGATTTACCTTTTTAGCCATGCGATTAAAAAAGATTATATTTGATACAGAAGAGGACGAAATGACCATCTTTACCCCTTCTGTAAAAGCTAAAAGCTTCACTGGCGTTGAGAGGAAGCTTAAAGGCCGCGAGATAGTGGCAATTCTGAAAGTAGATGAGAACGAATTTATAGCCTTTGTCGAGGAGTGAAAATGTTTGATTGGCTTAACAAAAGAAAAACCAAGCAAGAGGACAATTACGAAGATGAGTCTCAAGAATTATCTCCTAGATCACGACCTCCTGTTTCTCCAGAGCAGGCGTTCAAAGAGTGGGCTAATAAATCGCCAGCACCGCCAATATCTAAAAGCAAATACAACAGGCGGAAATAACCTGCCAGGTGGGAAAAATAATATTTACCAGTCCATTATATTACGAGGCTTTCAGACCATAAATGAAACCACAAAGCGCAAAATCTAAAGGACGAAAGTTACAGCAATGGTTTACTAAGTTGTTAGTGGATGTGCTGGACATGGATGAAGAGGATTTGGAGTCGAGGCCAATGGGTTCTCAGGGCGAGGATATCATTATGGGAAAGCTTTCTAGGGGAAAGTTTCCTTACTCCATTGAGTGTAAAAATCAGGAAGCAGTAAATGTATGGAAAGCGTATGCCCAAGCTCAAGAGAATTGTAAAAGCTACGAGCCTTTAGTTGTCATAAAAAGAAATAGAAGCAAGCCCCTTGTCTTGGTAGACGCAGAACATTTTGTCAGTTTGTTTAAGGAGAAATAATTATGTATGACATCAGCGATACGCAGTTAATTGATTTGTCTAGGTTTATACGGAATTTGCCACAGTACAGAATAAAAGAACTAATAGTTCTTGTTTCCTCAACTACTCTAGGGCTTGGGTCGGTTAAAACGTTAGCTAAAACTATGGTGGCTCTTTCTGAGGTTGAAGCTGAAGTGGAAAAGAAAGAACACGAATTAGCAATGGCAGAAGAGGAAATGAATAAACAGAATCAATGGGCGGCCTTGGAGGATTAAAGATGATTGCAGATGTGCCAGACAATGTGATTGATCCGCCCGATTATTGGACTTGTGAAGAGTGCTATTGCCATTTTTATCCCAATCCAGGCCAAGAACCAGAGGAAAATGATCGGATACTCTGCTATGAATGCGACAACTTTTACGAGTGAGGATGGAGTATGACTGTACAATTTGAACAGCAACTAAAGGATCGGCTTGAGGAGCGCAAGCAGAAGTGGTGGGCTTGGCATAAACAGAATCCGCAGGTATGGGAGAAGTTTGAAGAGTACACCTTAGAAGCGGTGGCCTCTGGAAGAAGGCACTATTCTCATTGGGCGATAATAAATAGGATTAGATGGAACAGGGAGATAGAAACCAGAGGCGGGGAATTTAAAATCAGTAACGATTACATCTGCTACTATGCTCGCCTGTTCCATGCTAAGTACCCACAGCATAACGACTTTTTTAAGCTTAAGCCATTAAAAGAAGAGAAGCTTATTGCTGGATTAGTTGAGCAAAGAAATAGCTGGAACGTCAGCCCTTTCCCTAAGAGCAGGCATAATCGCTAATCTCTTGTCTCTGTCTAGCTCTAGCTCTCTTAGCATGTCAGATTTAACCATAGGCGATATATCCGTTCTTCTCAGAAGTCTATCTCTTCTTCTTCTCCAGTTAGTCATATAACGATTAATAGCGTTTATCTGGCCTCTCACCTGGAATACACCTTTATTATGTTCTCTGAATGCCGCAACTTCATCCCATCTTTGTTGTTCCTTCAAGCTGTTCAATGTTGTGACGGCTCCGGTAACGGTTTCTCGTAGCTCATAAAATTGCTGTTGCAGCCCTCCGGCCCTGTCGAGATCAAAAAATAATCTTTTAATGACTGGTATATCATTCATGTTGGGAGGCATGATCGGAGTTCCCGTCAATCCTCTAGCCGCTACGTCCATAAGACTTAAAGCATATCCTCCAAGCGTTCCAGTGTAACCGCTTAAAACATGCTCAATCTTCATGGGTGATATATTCATTGCTTCGCCTACAAGCCTTGCGATTTCATTGGTGGACTGTCTTGATTGATAAGCTGGCTCGCCCTTCTCCATATAGTAAGGAACAATGTTTGTATTAGTGAAAGAGTTTCTGTTATTTAACGCTTCAACTAACGGCTTAAACGCTTGGACACCAAGTGAAGGCTCTAAGAAAGGTATTGCGCCAGATGTTTTAAGTTGTCTTGTTATGGATGTCAAAGGGTCTTTTTCAACTTGACCCATAGCCATATCTATGAATCTTTCAGGA